GCTCGCCTGTTAGTTCTTTAAATTCTTTAACATCATTAGGGTCTAATAGACTATTTAAGCTAGGCGCTTCTTTTTCTATTAGTGCATGTATGTTTCTTTTCTCATTTACTATTTTTTCACTCATTTACAATTTCTCCTGTTTCATTATGAAGCATTTTATATGCTATAATATAATTCTATTTATAATGGTTTTTATAATACTTTATTAATTGAAATATAACTATTTTTAACTAGTTGTCAAGGTCGAAGCTGTAGTTACTGATATACCGCCTGTAAATTCTTCACTTGAGTTAATATTACCTGGAGCAGGATATGCACTTCCACCAAAAACTAAACCTGTAGTTCCTGGTGCATTGCTAGCTCTATTTTGGTTAATTTGATAACCCCTTGTAATATTATTGTTACATGTGTTAGACCAACTAGTTCCATCATATTGTTCACAAGCTAGAGTAAAGCCTGCTCCTGGATTAAGTGGATTTGCATTTTGATAACCACCAGGAGCTAACGCTGCAGTTTGAGTTCCTGACCCACTTGTGTATCTACTAATTAACATGTTATTTTCAGCTGACCAAGATGAACCATCATAACTTGCTGTAGTGACACCTAATGCACTAGGAGGTATGTACCCACCAAAAACTAATCCTGCAGTTAATGTTCCAGCACTTCCTTGATGTTGAGCCCCAGTAGTAGCGGGCATAGTTCCACCCGATGAATAATTTGTTCCATCATATTCTAAAGTTGTTTGTACCCAACCTAATGGACTATTGCCCCCAGCAATAACTGCCGCAGTTTGAATACCAAAAGCGGTTGCACTACTTAAAGTTGAAGGAACAACTGTAACTGCAGTCCAATTTGTACCGTCGTATTCTTCTGTTTTATTACTGTTTGTAGCTTCATACCCTCCTATAGCTACCGCAGAAGTTTGTACACCTGTACCCATTACACCACGTCTAGCTGTATTCATGTTATTAACTGATGTCCAAGCACTTCCGTTATATTCTTCTGTTGCAGCGGTATTTGGTGGCCCACCACTAAATTTTAAACCAGCATTTACAGATCCTCCTGCACCAGCAGCAATATCTATGGCCGTGTTTACATTTCCACCAGCTGACCATACTGCTTGTGTAATTGCATTAAGGTTCGAGTTGTATTCTTCTGTGTCATCACTGGCTCCAGGGTTTTTATCTCCAGCAAAACCTATAGCAGCTGTTGCTGTTCCTGCTCCGGCATAAGATTGTCGAGCAGTAGCCATGTTTGCTGTTATAGCAAAAGTAGATCCATCCCACTCATTAGTAGCTGTAGTTACAACACCGTTTGGTGGTCCTGAAGCATTTGTATTTCCTCCAAAAACAACAGCATGAGTTTGTGTTCCAGCGTACGCAGCTCTGTTTTGTCCATTTGGAATTGTACCTGATACAACTGTCCAACTCGTACCATCATAATTAGTTATAATAGTTTGTGCTCCAGTCGGTGCACCAGGAAGTATTCCTCCTGCCCCTAATGCTGCTGTTTGTGGTCCAGCTATTGATACATCTTGTAATGCTATTGGATAAGCTCCACCAGCTGTCCAAGATGATCCGTTATATTCTTCCGTAACATTTGCTGGGCTAAGAGGGTATCCACCTACAGCTATAGCTGCTGTTTGAGTTCCGTTGGCACCCATATTAGCACGTGCAGAAGGTAAAGCCCCACCTGCTGTCCAAGATGATCCGTCATATTCTTCAGTTGCAGTTGTAAAAGCATTTGGAGATAATGTGTATCCCCCAAAACCTAAAGCTGCAGTTTGAACTCCTGCTCCGCTGATAACATATCTTGGAGTACCAAGATTATCACTTGCTGTCCAAGAAAAACCATTATATTCAACTGTTTGAGGTAATGTATTACCACCTCCAAAACTTAAAGATGCTGTTTGAGTTCCTTGAGTAGCAGACCCATTGTTGCTTGTAGCTGTTGGCATATTCCCACCACTAGACCATGCTTTAATTTGTACTAATGATTTAAGAGTACCTTCAGTCGAGTTATACCATACCTGTCCCTCGGTTGACGTATCTAACGTCGGATCCGAAGATAAGTATTTAACCCGTGTACCTCTGATACCTGAATACTCTGTCATTTAAAATTCCTTTATGGGAGAGTAATATCAGTTGGTCTAGGGTTCATATCTGTTTTTTCTGCATCAGACAACAGGTCCCACGCTTCTTGTGCCGCAGTTACTTCTGCAGTCACTAAAACTTGTGCTTCCGTTTTTGTCTTTTCAACACCGTTCTTTTCAGCTAACCACATTGCGCCTTTTTCGTTGTTACCAACGACCCAAACGTTTGCAGGAAAACCTCTAAGAAAAAAAGCTCTTCTATCTTCTGCTGTGAAGAATCCTTTTCCAGTGTTTGTAGCAGTACCATATATAAATAGTGCCATAGTTTTTACTCCTTAGTTATTGTTGTTATAAACTTATTTTCATTCATTATCAACTTGTTGTTAATGTTTTAGTATTTAATGCTGTTGTTTCTGCAGTAAATTCTTCTGTTGCATTAGATGGAGAACCTGTATCTCCACCAGCAATCATTCCTGTTGATCCTGCAGAACTAGCAGGTCCCATTGCATCTCTAGCTGTTGATATAGAAACATCTGTAATCCAAGAAGTTCCATTATAATTTTGCACTAAATTAGTAATTCCAGGAAAAGATCCTCCTACAGAATATGCGTTTGTTTGAGTTCCAAAGGCTCCCATCTTACTTCCAGCAAGAACCATATTACCACCTGCTGTCCAATTAGTTCCGTCCCATTCTGACGATGCAACTGTTAGTGCTGGTGCGGGTGTATCTCCACCCATAGATAGAGCTGCAGTTTGTGTTCCATTACCTCTAGAATTACTTAAACCTGTAGGTAAATTATTTACTTCTGACCAACTAGAACCATCATAACTTTCTGTGTTTACTGAACCTGATCCCCCAAAAATTAAACCTGCAGTTTGTGTTCCAGCGCTTCCAAACATATTCATTCTTTGAGTTGCAAAATCAGTTACATTAGACCAACTAGTTCCATTGTATTCTTCTGTTTTAACGCCAGGAGGTGGAAAACCTCCAACACCTACACCTGCCGTTTGAGTTCCAAAACCTTCAATACCTCTTCTAGCATTATTTAAATTATTTCCTTCAGACCAACTTGATCCGTTATATTCTTCTGACTCAGCATTATTTACTGCTGGGTTAGTTTGAAAGCCTCCAAAAACTAAACCTGCTGTTGAGGTCCCTGTTCCACCTAAAAATCTTCTTGATGTATTTAAATTACCCCCCGCCGACCATGCTGCACCTGTAGTGATAGTTGCTGAAAAATTGTATTCTTCTGTTGCTGATGTTACTGCTGTATCAAGTCCACCAAAAGCTAAACCTGCAGTATTATTTGATCCAGCTCCTGATAATTGACGTCTTGCTGTTGCTAAAGATGAAGTTGTTGTCCAAGATGTACCATCATATGCTTCTGTAGCTCCAGTGGTACCTGTTCCTGGAGTAGCAATACCACCAATAGCTAATGCTGATGTTTGAATCCCTGCTCCTGCTAATCTATATCTGGAGGTTCCTAAATTTCCTCCAGCTGTCCAAGCACTTCCGTTGTATTCTTCAGTTACTGCTGTTCTACCACCTGGTACATTATAGCCACCAAACCCAAGTCCAGCAGTTTGAGTACCTGCTCCTGCTAGAAGATATGTTGCTGTACCATAATTTCCTCCAGCTGTCCAAGCACTTCCATCGTATTCTTCTGTAGAATTTGATACAGGACCAGGATAAGTGCTACCTCCAAATCCTAATGCGGCTGTTTGAGTACCACAACCTGCTAAATCACCTCTTGCATTTGTTATGTTTCCACCACCTGTCCAAGCAGAACCATTGTATTCTTCGGTTGCATTTGAATATGGTGGAATATTTCCAGCAAAAGCAAGTCCAGACGTTTGTGTTCCTGCTCCTGATAATTGACGTCTTGCTGTTCCAAGATTTCCTCCAGCTGACCAACCTGAACCATTATATTCTTCTGTGTTAGCGACACTTGTTGTTGTTAAACCACCAGCTGCAACTGCAGATGTTTGTTCTCCAAATCCAGCCATAACACGTCTTGCTGTAATCATATTCCCACCAGCTGACCACGCACCAACACTTAGAACCGATTTAAAAGTACCAGAAGTACTGTTATACCAAACTTGGCCCTCGGCATCGTTAGCAGGATCACTGCTTAAAAATTTTACTGGTTTTCCAAATATCTGTTTGTATGTTGTCATAATTATGTGCTTGTTGTTAAAGTTTGTGTTGCGTTGAATGCTCCTGTAAATTCTTCTGTGGTTACTACTCCCGCAGGTCCTGGTGAACCACCAAAAAATAGTCCTGCAGATGTTGTACCTGTTGCTCCACCTTCAGCTCTTCCTGTTGTTAGAGGTGTTGTGGAAGTCCAACTTGAGCCATCGTATTGTTCAACAAGTGGTTTATTATCACTAGGCAAACCACCCATAGCTAAAGCCGAAGTTTGTATTCCTAAACCTGCTAAGTAACTTCTTGCATTAGATAGGGCGCCCCCACCAGTCCAAGCAGTTCCATTATATTCTTCTGTTGCAGCTGTGGTAGGTGCTCCACCAAAAGCTAATCCTGCAGTTTGTGTTCCACAACCTGCTAGTCCTCTTCTTGCATTAGCTAAAGCTCCACCTGCTGTCCAAGATGTTCCACCATATTCTTCAGTAGAGGTTGTATCTGGAGGTCCACCACCAAAAGCTAAACCTGCTGTTTGTGTTCCTGCACCAGCAAGTAATCTTCTAGCAGTTCCCATATTTCCACCACCAGTCCAAGATGTTCCACCATATTCTTCAGTAGAATTTGTAAGTCCAGGTTGAGTACCACCAAAAGCTAAAGCTGCAGTTTGTGTACCTGCACCACCTAATTGTGCTCTTGCTGTTGCTAAATTATTTTGCTCAGACCAAGATGAACCATCATATTCTTCTGTATCTGCAGTGTAAGGTTCTCTTCCTCCAAAAGCTAGTCCTGCTGTTTGAATTCCTGCCCCTGCTAAATTATATCTAGCTGTCCCTAAATTACCACCACTTGCCCAAGCAGCATTAATTGTTTGATATGCTTTCAAAGAACCAATAGTATTATTATACCAAATTTCACCTATCTCTGGATTAGCAGGATCGGATGAAACTGATTTTATTAGTGTTCCTCTAATTTCTTTGAATGTACTCATTTAACTCCTTAATTATTTTTTAGAAGCCAACCTTGAGTTCCGTCTGTGAAAGCTAATGTGAAGCCGGCTCTTTCTGTCGCTACTGTTAAGTCTGCTGCTGAACCTTGAATATTTTGAGAATTTCTGCCGACTGTTAAATTATTTGTATCAAAGGTTCCTGCATAGTCAACCACGGATACTTCGTCACCAATTGCAGGAGACGCTGGTAATGTTAAAGTCCATGCACCACTTGTTGTGTTTGCAAAAATTCCTTCACCCGCTACTGCTGTGTAAGTTCCAGTTTTAACTGCTTGCCAATCTGTGCCCCCTGAATTATCTACAAAAGATAAAACCCCTGATCCGTTAGTAGTTAAAATTTGATCTGCTGTTCCATCTGCTGCAGGAAAAGTTAAAGCATCAATAGTAACTGTTCCAGTACCTTTTGGTTGTATTGATACACCAATATTAGTGTCTCCACCAGATGCAGTAAATGTTGGTTTGTTTCCTGTGGCAGCATTAGCTAAAGTTAATTCATTAACTGCTGAAGCTGTTGCTGTTAAATTAAGTAATTCTAATCCATTAACATCTAAAATTTTTGTTCCTATCTTAGGATCTGTTAAAGTTTTGTTTGTTAAAGTTTGTGTTCCTGTAAGTGTAACAGCATCAGCTGTAGCTAGTGGTATTTCATAAACACCTGTGTTAGTTGCAACACCATCAAGATAAATTAGTTTCCAAGCTTTATCAGTAGTTGCAAAAGTGACCGTGGCTCCTGAACCCGATACAGCTTTCAATTGAACAGTGTACGCACCAGAGGTATTGTTTTTAATAAAATAAAAAGTTTCTGTAAGAAGAGGAAAAGTTATAATTCTGTTTCCAGATATTGTTCCTGTAAATTCTATAACTCTTTGTTGAGCAGTACCTGTTAAAGCACCGTCTGCAATAGTTAAAGCTTGAGTACCAGCACCGCCGGCAATAGATAGACTTGAAACACCGCCTGTTAATTGTTCAATAAGATTTAAATTTGCGTTAGTTTTTGTTCCCCAAGTACCAGCATTTTCGCCGGTTGCCATTAACTCTAGGCCGAGATCCGTGTATGTTGATGCCATTAATTTTGTTCTCCTAATTAGATCTTTAATTTATATTTTATATAAAGTCAATGACGTTTATATACTATCAACGTCCGTATAACTAGCACTTTGTGCTGCGGTTACATTACTGTAACTAGCACTTTGTGTTGCTGATATGTTGCTATAACTAGCAGCTTGTGTTCCTGTAACATCTCCATATCCTAAAGGTGCTACATTTCCTACATTAGCAGTTGCAGATACTCCAGTCAAGCCTATTGCTTGAGGAGGAGATAAAACCCCTGTAGAAGAAGTTGCTGTTAGACCTGATAAAGTATAACCCACTCCTGTAACTAAAGATCCTACAGAAGAAGTTGCTAATACTCCTGTTAAAGGAATCCCTATTCCAATAGTTAAATCACCTACCGTAACAGTTGCCTGTTGACCTATAGGTTGTTCTGTTAAAGCATCTAAAATTATTCCACCAACTGTTGAAATTGCACTAACTCCCGTTAGTCCTATATTCATTTCTGTTGGAGAAATTGCTCCTACACTAGAAGTTGCACTAACTCCTGTGGGTGTAATAACTGAACTTAAATCAAGAGTTAAACTTCCTACACTAGAAGTTGCTGCTACTCCTGTTGGGAATACAAAATTCTGTATTGCAGAAGTCAATGATCCAACACTAGAGGTTGAACTTAATCCTGCAGGTTGAACTAATTTATTAAATGAATCTCCATAAGGTTCTTCTCCCCAACCATTTCTACCCCAACCTACTAATGTTCCAGCGTTATCAAAAGTTCCAAGTTCTGAAGTAGCGCTTTGACCTGATAAAAGTGTAAGAGAAGTTAAATCTAAAGTAAGAGAACCTAAACTAGATGTAGAAGATAATCCTGTTAAGGGTAAAACAATTTCTGTAGTAATAGAACCTATTGCCGATGTTGCAGATTGCCCTGAAAGAGATACAGCATATTCTACACCCCAACCAGAATTACCCCATTCTTGTCTACCCCAACCTTCTTCGTTGAAAGCTTCTAAAGAACCTATTGATGATGTTGCTAATTGACCTGTTGGATTAATTGTAACTGTATCGTCGCTCCACTCGTTAGAGCCCCAAGTATTATTACCCCAGGTTGATGCCATAAGGAATTCCTCCTTATGCTATTCTAACTATTGCGTTACTTGCGTCTGCTGCTGGAAATTGAATTGTGAATGTTCCACTTGATACAGTTTTGTCACCACCGAAAGCAACAACGCAAACTGCGGGATCACCTGCTGCATCATCGTTAAAAATTAAACAACCGTTAGCTGTAAATGAAGCTGATGTCCAAGAGATATCAGAAAAATCACAAACGGCTGTGCTACTATCTAAAGCTGGAGTTACACTTGTAAGGGCTTTTCCTTTTGCAGAATAAGCTGAACCTGCTGTGTTAGTAATTTCATTTGTTGAAGCGTAAGCTGTAGTGCCTGCACCTAAAGATGCTGAACTTGTGTATAAAGCTAGGTTAAAAGTATCTCCAGATGATGCTGTAAAATTGTGGGTACCCACTAAAATCTCTTGCTTAAAAGTATTACATATTGCCGATGATATTGCCATAATATTTTGCTCCTAGTCCTAATTTAAGGTGACGGTGAATCAATTTTAATTCTGACAGTTCCGTCAGTGTAATCATCTCTTCTTCGTCTTCCTAATTGCGTTCCCGCAATCTTTTGTAATTGATTATTATACTTTCCTTCGTACAATGTCAACATGTCTGTTGGTCCTTTTAAGAAAGAAAATGCTTGTGATAAAGCAGCATTTAAAATTAATTCTGGATAGTAGTTGCTTATATAAGTAGTTGTATTAGACGCTGATAAACCTGTTGGAAGCTTATTATAGTATATTCTAAAATTATAATTAACATCTGGCGTAGGTGCTAAGTAAATAGAGCCTGAAGTAGTATCACTTAATCCAGTTGCTCCACCAAACATAGCATAATATTTAGGAGTTCCAGTTACATCTTG